TCAAAAGGTGATAGTGAGGTTAATAAAGCCTTTAAAAGACTTGGCGGTGAAACTAGACGCTTAAATAGAGATTTTCAAAGTTTATCAAAAAAATCTTTAATACAAGTAAAAAATGAATTTAACAAACTAGGTGCTGGGATGCGTAATAGCATCAATGGTATGCAAGCGCAAAGAAATGCCTTGAGTGGTTTGCGCAATATGGCAGATGTTACCAGTATTGAATTTAAACAGTTAACTGCTGATATTGCGAGACTAGATGCTCAAATGAGGAAAGCTGGGGCTGGTTCATCAAGGTTTGGGGGGAGACTTGGAGGTATCGCTAAAGGAGTTGGTGCTGTTGCTGCTGGTGGTATTTTTGGAGGCCCAGAAGGGGCTGTTGGTGCTGGAATTGGTTTAGCAGTTGGCGGCCCTGCTGGTGGTGCTGTTGGTGCTGCTGTTGGTGCGCAAGTTGGTATGGTTAGGCAACAGATAGGTGAAATAGCAGAATTTTCTGCGGCTTTAAGCTTACAAAGAAAAGCATTAGGACTTGTTATTGGAGATACTCAAAAATTTGCAAAATCTCAAGATTTTTTGTTAAAAACATCTAGAAAGTTAGCTATACCCCAAAGTGTTATAACTAGACAATTTACTGCATTGACTGCATCTGTTGTTGGTGCTGGACAATCCGTTGAAGATGCAGAGAAAGTATTTAAAGCGATTGCTGCTGGTATTAGAGGTACTGGTGGAAACTTAGAAGACATGAAAGCGGCTATGCGAGCGACTAGCCAGGTGTTCTCAAAAGGCAAGGTATCGGCAGAAGAATTAAGACAACAGCTCGGCGAGCGTTTGCCTGGCGCATTCACTTTGTTTGCTGATTCTATGGATAAAACTCCAGCAGAATTAGATAAAGCACTTGAACAAGGAAAAGTTACTTTAGATGACTTTATGAAGTTTGCAGAAAAACTTTTTTCAACTTATGGAGTAAATGCAGAAATATTAGCAGCAGGGCCAGAAGCTGCTGGTGATAGATTAAGGACAGCATTAGAAGAATTAAATGATGATTTAGGTGCATTATTAAGACCAATAGGAGCGCAATTCCAGAAACTTTCAGAAGATATAGTTAAAGATTTTGGAAATATTGTAAAAGCTATTAGAAAGATGGTTGATGACGTTGCAATTGAACGAAAATTAATTGCTCAATTATCTCTAACAAAAAATGAAAGGCAAAATATAAATATAGATGCAAAAAATCTTGCTGTTAAAGAAATTCAAGGAACTGTAATCACAAAAGATTTTATAGATCAAGTTGTAGAGGAGACTTTAAAAAATCCATTAAAAAATGCTTTTGGAGGTTTTGGTGTAAAAAATTTAGAAAAAAAATTAACAAAACAATTAGGTAAAACACTTGAAGAGGTTGCTAGTACAACAGATTTTGATATTTTAAAATTATTTGAGCAAGCTACAGGAGATAATTTATTTAAAATAACAAAAGAACAAAGAATAAAAATATTAGAAAATATGTTGAATTTTGATACAGATAATTCTTTTAGTTCTTTCAGACTTTCAGGTGAGGGGAGCGGTATTGCCGGTGGTGAAGGTGGAGATACAACAAGTGATAATAATTTAAACAATATACAAAAAGGAGCAAAAGCATATTTTGATACCATTAAAGATTTTGGTAAACAAACCCAAGATGCAGTAGCTGGTGCATTTAAAGGTATGGAAGATGCATTAGTAAAATTTGTTCTTACAGGAAAATTAAACTTTAGTGATCTTGCAAGATCAATAATTTCTGATTTGACAAGAATAACAGTAAGAGCAGCATTGCTTAATATATTAAGTCCATTTCCATTCTTCAATAAGGTCACAGGTGTAAACGCCAAAGGTAACGTATACGATGCTGGCAACAAGATCTCTAAATTTGCTTATGGTGGAACAGTAGTACGAGAACCCTCTGTTTTTCCAATGGCAAATGGAGGTGTAGGTTTAATGGCAGAAGCTGGTTATCCAGAAGCTATCATGCCATTGAAACGTGGTAGAGATGGAAAACTTGGAGTTATAGCACAAGGTGGAGGAGTTGGTAATATAGTTGTAAATGTAGACGCTTCTGGGTCTTCTGTTGAGGGCAATAAACAACAAGGTAAAGACCTTGGTAGGGCTATTTCAGCAGCAATACAATCAGAATTATTAAAACAAAAAAGGCCAGGAGGTTTATTAAGATAATGGCTACGTTTCCAGCGATCCAACCAAGCTATCCTGTTCAAAAAGAGTCAAAGCCAAAAATAAGAACAGTTGAGTATGGAGATGGCTATCAACAAAGATTTACTTTTGGTTTGCATAATACTGTCAAAATATTTAATTTACAATGGACTAATTTGTCTGAGGCTGATGCTGATACGATAGAAACTTTTTTATATGATCGTGTTGATGACCAAGCTAGTTTTGATTACTTACCTCCAGAAGAACTTTCATCTATGAAATTTGTTTGCAAAACTTGGAGAAAAACAATTCCATATCCTACTTATGCAACTATTACTGCAACTTTTGAACAGGTGTTTGAACCATAATGGCAAAACCTATATCTGAAACCCAATCAATAAATCCTGGTTCAGTTATTGAATTGTTTGAAGTGACAACAGATGCAGCTTTACATGGATCAACTACAACCTATAGATTTCACGATGGAACTAACAATATAAATAATCAAAATATTATTTGGAATGGGAATACTTATATTGCAATCCCTTTAGAAGCTGATGGATTTAAGTATTCAAATGGTCAATTACCTAGACCTACTCTCACTATTAGTAATGCTACAAATGTAATTACTGCTATTTTATTAAATGTAAATGTTGTAACCCCTGGAAATGATTTAACTGGTGCAGTTGTAACTAGAATTAGAACATTAGTGAGATTTTTGGATGCTGCTAATTTTACAGGAGGAACAAATCCTTATGGAACACCAGACCCTACAGCAGAATATGCAAAAGAAATTTATAAAATTGATAGAAAATCAACAGAAAACAGAGCAGCCGTACAATTTGAGTTAGCTGCTTCATTTGATTTGGCAAATGTTAAAATTCCTCTAAGGATATGCACTAAAGAATTATTCCCTTCTATTGGTTCGTTTATTCAATGAGTTGGAAAGAAGAAGCTCTTAGTCATGCAAAGGTTGAAGATCCTAAAGAATGTTGTGGTTTATTGTTAAATATAAAAGGGAAAGAAAGATATTATCCTTGTCGTAATTTATCTATGACAAATCATCAATGTTTTATTCTTGATCCAGAAGATTATGTAAGAGCAGATAATACAGGAGAGATTACAGGTATTGTTCATAGTCATCCGATTACACCCCCAACTCCTAGTCAAGCAGATTTGGTGAGTTGCGAAAGTTCTAATTTACCTTGGTATATTGTTAATCCAAAAACAGAACAATGGGGATATTGCGAACCAAATGGATATAAAGCTCCGATTGTTGGTAGAGAATGGGTCTGGGGTGTAACTGATTGTTGGTCATTAGTAAGAGATTGGTATAAAGAAGAAAAAAATATTGAACTTAGAGATTGGCAAAGACCTACAACTCCAGAAGAATTTATAAAAAATCCTATGTTTGAGAGATGTGCTGAAGCTACAGGTTTTAGAGAATTAGAACCAAATGAAAAACTTGAGAATGGAGATTTATTATTTATGTCAATAATGGATGTTGGTTTAAATCATGTAGCTATTTTTATAGATGGAGATGTCTTACATCATTTATCTAGTAGACTTAGTTGTAAAGAACCATATTCACCTTGGTATCTAAAATGCACAGGCAAGAGGTTGCGTTATGTTGCGTAAATTAAAACTATATGGAGAGTTGGCTACATTTATCGGTCATAAAGAATTTGAAATACAGGTACATAATTTACCTCAAGCTGTTAGTTTTCTAGTCAATAACTTTCCAGAAGTTGAAAAATATATGAATCCTAAATATTATCAAGTAAAAATTGGTAATTATGAAATAACTGAAAATGAAATAAACGATCCAATAGGGCAACAGGACATTCATATAATTCCTGTTATAAGTGGTGCTGGTGGAGATACTTTTAATAAGATATTGTTTGGAGCAGTTTTGATAGGTGCATCGTTCTTTTTTCCAGGTGCTGGATTGTTTGGCACAACAAGTTTTCTTGGTGTATCAGCAGCAGGGGCTACTGGAGCAGGGGTTGTAGCTGGTAGTGTTTTGGGAACAGCTATTGGTACAGGTTTAAGTTATATAGGTGCAAGTATGATTTTATCAGGTGTAAGTGATATGTTATATCCCACAGAACAACCTACAAACGAGGATGATCCACAAATATCATTTAATTTCGCTGGAACGCAGAATACAGGAAGGGCTGGTACTCCAGTTCCTATTGTTTATGGCGAAATTATGACTGGATCGGTGGTGGTGAGTGCTGACGTAGATACAGAAGCGGTACAGGCATGATTGAAGATAATAAACATATAGTAGGTTCTGGAGGTGGTGGTAAAGGCGGTAATCAAGACCCACCAACTATTACACCTGATAATCTACATAGTAAACAGTTTGCTACAATACTTGATCTTATTTCTGAAGGTGAGATAGAAGGGTTTTCAAGTCCTTCAAAAGAGGGCAGAACTAAAGGTACTACTGCATATAAAAATGCTGCAAAAAAAGATATTTATTTAGATGAAACACCTATTTTAACTTCTACTGCTGACTCAACTAACCCACAAAATGTTGACTTTAACCATCAAAATGTAGACCTTGATATTCGTTTTGGTACAGATCCTCAAGATAAAATGTCTAAAGTTTTTGGAAGTGCTTCAAGTTTTAATGTTGAAGTAAAAGTTGAAAATGGTTCTCCAATAACAAGACAACTTACTAATAATTCTGATTTAGATGCAGTAAAAGTAACTGTTACTGTTCCTCTGCTTCAAATCGTTGAAGATGATGGAGATATTGAAGGTTCTCAAGTTAAATTTGATATACAACTTCAATATGGTGGAGGTGGTTTTACCACAGTTATTTCTGACATTATTACAGGAAGAACCGCAGATGCTTATAACAAATCATATAGGATAAATCTCACAGGTTCTCATCCTGTGGATGTACGTCTTGTTAAAACAAGTAGCAATAGTACGGACAGACATCAAAAAGATTTAATATGGCAGTCTTATTCAGAGATAGAAGATAATGCAAATACATATCCGAATAGTGCGTTTACAAGACTTCGTTTAGATTCAGAATTTTTTAGTAGGATTCCAAAAAGAACTTTTAGAGTTAGAGGTGTAAAGGTAAGAATCCCAGGAGCAGGTGCTAATAGCTCTGGTACTCCAACTGTAGATATACAAACTGGAAGAGTAGTCTATCCAACTGGCTATATCTTTAACGGAGTAATGGGTGCTGCTCAATGGACAACTTGCCCTTCTTTAATACTGCTCGACTTACTCACTAATGCCAGGTATGGGTTAGGTAATCATATTATTGATAGTAATTTAGATTTATTTTCATTTGTAACTGCTAGTAAGTTTTCTAACGAGCTTGTAGATGATGGATTTGGAGGACAGGAAGCTAGATTTGCTTGCAATGTAAATATTCAAAAAAGTGTTGAAGCGTTTACTGTTATAAATACTTTGTCAGGAGTAATGAGATGTATGCCTATTTGGTCTGAAGGGGCGTTACTTCTCACTCAAGACAGTCCTAAAGATCCTAGTTATTTATTTACTTTAGCCAATGTTAGTCCAGATGGATTTAGTTATTCAGGGAGTAGTTTAAAAACAAGAAGTACAGTTGTTGCAGTTTCTTATTTTAATATGGAAACTAGAAGTTTAGATTATGAAGAGGTAGAAGCTGAAGCAGCTTATATAAGTAAATATGGACTTCATGTGAAAAGAGTTAAGGCATTAGGTTGCACAAGTAGAGGTCAAGCAAGAAGGTTTGCTAAAGCAGTATTATTCACAGAACAAAGAGAAACAGAAGTAGTAAATTTTTCTGTCTCAATGGAATCTGGATGTGTTGTAAGACCTGGATCAATTATTAGTATTGCAGATCCAGCAAGATCGGGATTAAGAAGAGCAGGGAGAATTAATACAGCTACCACTACTCAAATAACAGTAGATGATTCTACTTCTACTGATTTATCAGATCAAAACAATCCTAAATTAAGTGTAATTTTGCCTAATGGAACTGTAGAAACTAAAAATGTAACTTCTATTTCGGGTAAAGTAATAACCTTAGATAGTGCTTTAAGTCAAACGCCAAATTCTAATAGTGTTTGGTTGCTTGAAAATGATACTGTTTCTGCTCAATCATTTAAAGTATTGTCTGTTGAAGAGCAAGATGGAATTAGTTATGCAATATCAGCATTAGCTTATGTAAATGATAAATATTCTTTTATTGAAGATGGTCAAGCAATAACACCTCAAAAAATAACTACTTTAGATTTAATAAAATCTCCTCCTAGTGGGTTATCAGCAGATGAAGTAATCGTATTAATAAATAATCAACCAGTATCTAAATTAATTTTTAGATGGCAACCTGTAATTGGTGTTTCTAATTACATGGTTAACTATAGATTTGGTAATAATAATATTATTTCAACGATAACTAGTAGTCCTGATTTTGAAATATTTAACTCAAAAGTAGGAACTTATGAATTATCTGTTTTAAGTCTTAATGCAGCATTACAAGCTAGTGCAACATCTAGTGATATTATTTTTAACGCTGTTGGTAAGACTGCTGTTCCTGCTGATGTAACAGGACTTACCGCAGAGCCTATAAGTGAAAAATTAGTAAGATTACGTTGGAATTTATCTACTGATTTAGATGTAACTCATGGTGGTCGAGTTTACGTTAGACACTCTACAAAGACAGATGGAACTGGTACATTTACTAATTCTGTAGACCTTGTACAAGCACTTGCTGGTAATACCACAACAGCAGAAGTGCCTTATCTTGAAGGGGAATATATTTTAAAATTTAGAGATGATGGTGGTAGATTTAGTGCAGGAGAAGCAAGTGTAGTTATTGATCTGCCTGATAACCTTGCTCCGCTAATAGCTGTAACAAGAAGAGAAGATCAAGATAGTCCTAAGTTTCAAGGAACAAAAACCAATGTTGCTTTTGATGCTGTTACAAACTCATTAAATTTAACTGGTACAGGACAATTTGATAGTATTGCAGACTTTGATGCCGAAAGTTCTCTTGATGATATTGGTGGTATTTCTCCGTTAGGTACTTATGAATTTGGAGGTGCAGCAGCAAGTTCATTCTTAGATTTAGGTGGTGTATTTAGTCTTGATTTAAAACGTCATTTTTTAACAGAAGGTTTTTATCCTTCAGATTTATTTGACGCTAGAGGACTTATAGATTCTATGAATGATTTTGATGGTAATACTGCTGTTGATGTAAATGCTGAAATGCTTGTTGCAGTAACACAAGATAATCCTAGTTCTGGCTCTCCAACCTATAGTTCATTCCAAACATTTGCTAATGGTACATATAAAGGAAGAGGTTTTAAATTTAAGGTAAATCTTACAAGTAATGACACAGCACAGGATATAAAAGTTTCCCAATTAGGTTATACTGCATCTTTACAAAGAAGGACAGAACAGGGGAATACAACAGCAAGTGGAGCAGGGGCTAAAGCAATAACATTTACTCATGGTTTCTTCGTAGGCACATCTTCTATTCTAGGAGCAAATAGTAATTTGCCTTCAATTGGTATAAACGCATTAAATATGGCATCAGGAGATTACTTTGAAGTATCTAGTGTATCTGGAACAGGGTTTACTGTTCACTTCAAAAATTCATCAAATGCTTCGATTGATAGAAATTTCACATATCAGGCTGTCGGATTTGGTAAAGCAAGTTAGAATAGGTTTAATATTTTGTTTTTTATATGGCTAGACCAGGCTCAACTACCAGCGAAACAGGAAATAATTACAATACCGCCAATGGAACTGGTGCTGCGGTTCGTACAAAACTTAACGAGATATTTACAGCATTAAGAACATTAAGCTCTGGAAGTAGCGATCCATCAGGTGCAGCAAATATAGCTCAATATCAACCTCATATAAATACTTCTACAAACGAATTAAAAATAGCAACATCAGTTTCGGGTGATACTGGAACTTATGTTGTTTTAGGAAAGATAAACGAAGCAAATTTTGGTCATGTTGTAGCAGCAACACCTACTATGACAGGCGATGTTACAATGTCATCCACTGGATTTTTAAGAGTACCCCTTGGAACTGATGCACAACAGCCTGGTCAATCTAGTCAACCAGCAGCAGCAATAGGACAACTAAGATATAACTCAACTCAAAATAGGTTTGAAGGTTATAAAAATACAGGTTGGGGAGAAATCGGTGGAGGTGCTGGAGCTACTGGAGGAGGTACAGATCAGGTGTTTGTCGAAACAGGTCAAACGGTAACGACAACTTATTCTTTAACGGCTGGTAAAAATGCGGTTACAGTATCACCTACAATTAATAATAATGTCGAAGTAACTGTGCCAAGTGGTGCAACTCTTGTTATTCTTTAATTATGAGCTTAGAACTATCAGGAACAACACCAGCGATCAAAGGAGTAGCTGGATCTGTGTCTGCACCAGCTATTACAGGTGATGATGCTGACACAGGAATAAGTTTTCCTTCTGCTGACACTATTAAGTTTTCAACTGGTGGTGTTGAAAGATTTGCAATATCTAATAGTGGTTTAAGTGGTGATGGGTCTGGGTTAACAGGAATATCTGCTGGAATAACAGAAGCAGACCAATGGAGAGTTACGTCAAACTTTAGTATATCGGGCGCAGGAGATATTGCTTCAAACTGGGAAAGAAATGATAATCATTTTGATAAAATAGGAACTGGAATGAGTGAGTCAAGTGGAATATTTACCTTCCCCTCAACTGGTATTTGGAGAATCGTAGCTTGTTTCAATGCCAACGCTTCAAATATGCAGTATGCGGGAGTTAATATAAAGGCAACAATAGATAATAGTAGCTACTCTGAAATTGGTCAAAACTATGATTCTGCTACTGGAACAGCATACTTTATGTCCATTGTTGCTGATGCAATTTTTGACTGCACAAATACTACAACACATAAAGTAAAATTTGCTTACAATACTCAGGGTAATACAACTTTTGAAGGAGAATCATCTAAGCAAAGATCTGGAGCAACATTTATTAGATTAGGAGACACTTAAAATGAGATTAGACGGAAGAGCAGATCACATAGAAGATTATCTAATTACTGTAAGAACTGGACAATGGTTTGGTTGGAGTGATTCTTCAAACAAAATTTATACAAATCTAATAGTGCATGATGGAGGTTCAAAGCCTACTGAAAGTGATTGTACAACAGGACTAGCAGCGTTACAGGCAGCATGGGATTTAGAAAATGATAGTTACAAATCTCAAAGAAGAGCAGAATATCCTTCTATTGTTGACCAGTTAGACGACATCTATAATAATGGTATAGATGCTTGGAAAGCTACTATCAAAGTT